GGTATCCCAGCCGCTGAAGCTAGGTTCGACATACTTGCTGATACGTTGCGCCACCAACTCGTACAGGTGAGCGCGGGCCTTATCGTTTTTCGCGATGGCCAGCGTTGGGGTCATGATCAGTTTGACTTCGCTGCCGGTCAGCAACCCGAGGCGGGCATTGTGCCACTCCTCGCTGCCCTGTATAAGGTCGTTGTGATAGGTGATTGCCATGATGTCTCCTTCTCATTGGCAGTCACCTATCTAGCCCGTTTTGGGACGCTCTGCAATAGCTAAAGCGACACAGCGCGGGACATTCAGTGTCCCATGAACCCACAAAAAAAGGCCCCAGGAACCACCCGGAGCCTAAGCGATGTGTGGGGGTGTTAGCGTTCGGCGCGATGGACCGGGTCGCCCTGATAATCTTGTACGACATCACATCGGGCGCAATAGCGATATGCTTTTATCGGCTCGTATGTCGGCGCGGCGTTAGAATCGCACACGGGCGGCAAAGTTATCCGCGCTGGTACGTAAGGACCCCATATATGGCCGGTCGCTACACACCATGCCGGATCGCTCTGTGGTACGTCATACAAGCGCAACCGGGCCAATAGGTGCTCGCCCTCGTACCAGCTCGTAGGAACGTGACTCATATCTTCACCCCCCGAAACACTCGATCCAACACCCCATCATCCGCCCCAGCCACAACCAGCAACGCCGTCATCAACCGCGGATCCTTCGTCTCACCAGCCACAGCATTCAGGCATTCCCGCACCACACGCGCATTCCTGACACGCTGCGATGCGAGATAAGCCGATACGGCTTCGTCGGGGTAGTTGGTGGTGATCATGCTACAGCCTTCCAAGCTGAGCGTTCTACTTGTTCGGTCCAGCGCTGTAGCTCTTGATCGCAAGCGTTGCACCAGAGGCACAGCCGGCGGTCGCCATCAATCTGCCACCGCGTTTCGTCGCCAATGAACACGCGGGTGTGCTCAGGATCTATCGCGCACCGGCCGATGACCGAATATCGGTGCCAGAAGCCTTCGACTTCAGTCAAGTGCTGTGCCCAATCAGGAACGTGCGCGAACACAGTGGCAGACTTGCCGCCCGTCAAGACACCCCACAGACGCGAGCCAGAAAACCAGTTCTCATCGACTTCCTTGCGGCCAATATACAGACCCCCATCCTTCCAACGGTAAACCAGTGGAAGATCGTTCATCCAGCGCTTGTTACGGGTCAGCCATTTGCGAAGGTTTGGGCTGTATTTATCGCCTGTGAGTTTCCAAGGTTCTGTAGTCATAACAGCCAATCCAGAAGGCAGGTGACGAGGTAGCCGATCGCGCAGGCGGTTAGCGCCAGGACGACGGCCAGTGATAGCCAGAAGGCTAATTCGGTTAGGAGGCGGGGTCGGGTCATTGCGGTGCCTCGGGGAGGGGCATCCAGTGGGTGGGTGCGTCATCAGCATCTTCTTTTCCGTCGAGGGGAAAAAAGAACATGCAGGACGCGTTGCCGAAATCGGCGTCTAATATCCCCCATCGTTTTGCAGCATATCCGCCAACGCGAGCGACGTGCATGCTACGATCCCGTCGCAAGACCAGTACCGCCTCATTGTAAGGCGCCGTCTCAATAGGTTGCCACTGCGTCACGACCACACCCCCCTATCAACCTGTTCCACGGTGCGCCCAGGATATGGGAACATACCTACAGCAGCACGCGCCGGTCCTTGCTCGTGTTTCCTGAAGACACCTACCGCCGCCACCTTGAGCTGGTATCGGTGCTTGACCGATCGTACCAGCGACGGGAGACAGCCAAGATGATTGGCAATTTGGCGCGTGTTCCAGTCGGGATGCGCCTGATGCGCGGCGATGATGCTGGCCTTGCGGCCACCGTAGCTGTATCTCACGCCGCCACCCCATGCCGAGCTTCCCACGCTGCCATAGGTACAGGCATGACCTGCCCAGCACGGATCTGCGCCTCAAGCAGACGCTCACAGCCCTCCAGCGAGGCACCCGCCTGGACATCGACGCACAACATGGCACCAGCGGCTCGCGTGGAGTGGCTGATAGGCTTGCGGATACCGGCGTGGATCAGCTGGCTGATACGCTTGTGCAACGGATGCACGTTGATTGTGTAGCCCATGTCCTTCAGTTCGAGCATGGCGGATTCCGCGCTTTGCTCCATGACGAGTTCGTCAATCAGATATTGCGGGGGGTACATGTTACTTGTCCTTATCCGGATTGGTCCGACGCATGATTTCTGAGAAAGCGGCAGCAACGACGATCGATATGAAAACCCAAACAACGATGATGCTCAATGCAGTTTTCAGCATGTCACTCTCCTATGTGTTTTATCGTTGCAGAAGATCGTTACGCCTCATCCTCCCAAGGCACGCTGAGCAGGTACATGAACCCGATCAGCAGACATCCGGCCATGAAGGCGAGGATGGTTAGCAGGGTGTCGATTAGGGTCATGCCATCAATTCCTTTTCTAAATCGTGGAACCGCGGCTGACGCTTGCCCTTGGTGCGAGCCAATAGATCCAAGCTGTGCCAGTAGATCTTAGGCACACCGTTTTTGCGCCAGTTCTGCCAGCCTCGCGGACTTAGGTTGTAATGGGTGCAGATCGCCGCTTTGCCGATCGCGTCGAGTGCCGAAGCGTGAGGGTGTTTGTCAGCCATGCGCATCATATGCGCCTATCGGCCGGTGCGCGTCAACAAAAAAAGTGCACATCATGCGTTGACAGTCCGCAAGATATGCGTCTACAAAGGCTTCAACAAGGAGACACGCAAATGCCCCACCTTCTCACCGCAGCCCAAACCGCCGAACTGATCGCCGACCACAAGCGCAACATGGCATCACTCCGTGCGACCGGCGCGTTCGCCAGGTATGGCAGCGCACTGCGCGGCACCGGTGATGTGCAGCGGGACGAGGCAGATGCCTTTCGTGCAGCTCCGGTGTGGGGTGCGGGGCTGTGAGCGGCGACTACATGCCGGTTCCGCAATTGGCTTCGGGCATGACGCTGCGCGACTGGTTTGCTGGTCAGGCATTGTCTGGCTTCGCCGCAAACAAAGAATTCCTTGATGCGCTTTCGATTCAAGCGGATCAACTGGACCTTACCCACGAGGCAGCGCTGGCTAAAGCCTGCTTTCAACAAGCCGACGCCATGCTTGCCGCCCGCGGAGACGCAGCATGATCCTCGATATCCCCACCAACGCCGACATCATGCGTTCCGTCCATGATGCACAGGCGCGGCTCGGGCTGGAACCTGAGTTTGCTTTCATCCACCATTCGACCACATTCGATGTCGAGTACCGCGCAGCACGTCGCGCGCTCGATGCAATTCGACAGGAGCTAATCTGATGGAGCCACGTATCACAAAACGCGCCAGCTTTGGCGTTAAGAAGACTGGCTATGACGCCCTCCACAAGCCCAACCTCTCGCAGTGGCAGAAAGAATCGATGAGCGATCTCTACCCCATGGAGCATCATGGCGATCGACTGCCTCATGAGAGCGGCCTGCTCCACGTAGGCGTGATCGAATTTGCGGTTCTTGCGGTCATTGTCGTCGTGACTGTCGTTATCGGGATCTCGCTGTGATGACCGCCGCAAGCAACGAGGTGGCGGCGGTGATCCAGGCGGATCGGGATGCTGCTGCGGATTACGCGCTGGCGTCTGAACCGAACGACACGGCTTTTCCCTATGATGTACGACGCGGCTATCTGGACAAGGCCCCTGTCGTCCAAGCCTTCGCCCGCCACCGCATCGCCTACTCCGATCCCCGCCCGGTTGCGGAAGGTCTGCGGGAGGCGGAGCGTATTCAGACTCTGGAAGCCGCATTGGCGAGTGTGCGGGTAAACCTGATGCGCGATCCGTCACGCGGAGAGGCCGTAGGCGAATTTGCCGCTGCTATTCTGCGAGGATCAACGTTGATCGAAGCGATGATCTCGGCTGACACCCGCTTCCCTGCCGCCACCCATAGCCCCGCACCGATGGCGGGGGAGGGCTGGGAAGGGCCTGCATATGAGTATGGTGTGACGTGGGGGCCGGATGAGGCTCATCCGGATCGCCTCACCAACGCGCGTGACCAGGGAATCCGCGAAGCAGCGGACGCTGTAGTAGCTTACGCCAAGCGAATGAACGATGCGGGCAAAGAGGCATCGTTCGTTGATGCGCACCGGGCAATTATTGCTCTCTCGTCGTCGTTAGCCGCCGCCCACCCTTCGACGCAGGAGGGTTCGCGATGAGCCGCCAAGTCTGGAAATTCCCACTAGGCACGATGTCGATTGTCAACGTGCCGTTGACCGCCCGTGTCGTTCTGGTGGCGCTCGACCCGGCGACCGAACAGCCAGCGATATGGTTGGAGGTCGATCAGAGCGCTCCTAAAGTTGACCGCGCGTTCGGCATCTTCGGGACTGGCCATCCGATCGAGGGCGACGGTGGTTTCCCATCACCTCTGCACGTCGGTTCCGTCGTCCAAGGCCGGTTCGTCTGGCATGTCTACGAACTGCGCGACGCCACCAATCATCAGGACCCCACAGCATGACCTCTTCCCCCACCCCCGCTGTGCTGCCCGATGCGCGGGCGCGGACCCGTGCGGTATCAGAACGACTGGTTGCCGAAATGCGCCGTGTCGCCCGTCAGGATGGGTGGGCGCTCGCCGTGCATGGAAGCATGTCGCGAGACCTCGACCTGATCGCAGTCCCCTGGACCGATCAGGCGACCGACGAGACAGCTTTTGTCGAGGCGATGCGGGCCTCCATGGCTCGCACGCTGGGCGGTATCGCGCTGATCGGCGCGGGCGAAGATGGCCGGACACCCGGCGTCAAAGCAAAGCCGCATGGTCGGCGGTCGTGGACGATCCATTCGACCAGTGAGCAGCTTGTGGAGACCGAGGCGGGCGCTCACCCTTACATTGATCTCTGCGTGCTCGACTTCCGTGTCGGTGCCGCGTTCGACTCCGATTGGGCGGGTGACTGGCAGGGTGATACGCTGAGCGAACGAGCGCGGAGCATGGCGGCAATTCGAGTAGCAGCGACCGCCACCCCGCCCGCGAGCGATGCCGCGGTTCCGGCGGCAAAGGACGCCGCTGAAATCAAGAAGATCGTCCGGTGGATCGACCAAGCCATCGAACGGGCGAAAAAGCACGGCACCACCGAAGGGATTTGGCTGTTCGCAAGCCAATGGCGCACGGTTCGCAGCGTTCTCGCCGCAGCCCCCAAGGTCGCGAGCGATGCCGCCCAAGCTGAAATAGAACGGCTGCGCGGCTTGCTGGTCGATCCCGGTTCACCCCCGTGGGAGGACGCGCGGCGCGTGTTGGTAGCTGAATTGCGGAAAGCGGGGTTTGATAAGCGCGCCGAGCGTGTCGCAGAAGCGCAGCCAGAGCTGATCCCCTCGGATATCACGCTCAACCTGATGGCTCATACCAAGGTCGCGAGCGACACCGGGGCGATAACGCCGGAATGGTGTCTGCGAATGGCGGAGTTGGAAGCAGGGCAGGAGATTGGGGCGGGTGCGCTGGATCACCCGCTGCGCACCAAATGCGAGTTGCCGCCCGCCGGTCGGGTATGCATCCGCACGCCGGGGCACGACGGCCCCTGCGCTGCCGTCGCGAGCGACACCGGGGCGGGGTTCAGTGAGCAAGCATGGGAGGAAGCAGTCCGCGAGACGGACCGGCACTGCTACGAACTCGACATCACGAATGCCGATCATATCGTTCTGTGGCTTGAGCATCAGTTGAACGGACATGTCGGCCCGCTGGCGTACATCGCTTGCCGTATTCTAGACGCACACGAAGCAGCCCTAGCCACCCCCATCGATGCGACGGGCGCGGCGACGGGCGGCGGGGAAAATAAGGTGACTGATGCTCACCTTAACGCCACCACCCCCGGCGGGGACTTGCTGGAACAGGCGGCGAGGGATGCCCACGAACAGGGGTACAAAGAGGGCTTTGAACAAGGGACTCTGTCTGCCCTCAAGCCCGCTGGCGACGGGGGTGAGGCATGAGCCATTGGGAAACGACCGGCGCGTCTGACGAATGGTACACACCTCCAGCCGTGTTTGAGGCTCTTGGGTGCTGGTTCGACATGGACGTCTGCCCCGCCCGGCATGCCAAGGGTCACGTACCGGCATCCATGGACCTGCAAGGCGATGGTTTGGTTGAGCCATGGATAGGCTTCGTTTGGGGCAATTTCCCGTTTGGCGGACGCAACGGCCTTAAGCCTTGGCTCGGCCGGTTTATGGAACACGGTAACGGCATTGCTCTCGTGCCGGACCGAACGAGCGCGCCGTGGTTTTGGGAGGCGTTCAACCGGGCCGACGCCGTTCTGTTTACGCGCAAGATTCGCTTTTTGCGGCCTGATGGTAGCGAAGGCAAATCGCCGTCGTGCGGTACGGCGCTGATGGCGCGCGGGGAGATTGGCTTCGCTTCGCTGCAACGAGCAGCGGACGCAGGCTTTGGCATTATGACGCTGCCGTGGCCCCGAAAGGCCGCAGCATGACCGACCCCCGCCTCCTATCCGAACTCACGAGGGTGAGATGAGCCAGCCCGGCAAATGCTACCGCTGCGGCAGTGACCCATGCACCTGTGGCTATGAGAACGCCCGCAAGGTGCTGGTGACTCGTCTACGCAAGATCGGCGCTGAAGACGACCGCAACGGTTACACGGCCCTCGCGAATGCAGTCGCTACCGGTGAGGGCGTGCGGATTGATAGCTGGATCGCGATGGAACTGATCGCTGACGCCGCAACCCTAGGCCTCCCCTCTCCGGCAACCCCACCCGCCCCCAACAAGGATGAGGCGCGATGAGCGACCCCGTATTCGTATTCGGCAGCAATCTAGCCGGCCGTCACGGTGCAGGTGCGGCGTTGTTCGCGTGCCGTCAGCGCGGTGCGCGCTACGGTGTGGGCGAGGGACGAACGGGCAACGCCTACGCTATTCCGACGAAAGACGGTGGATTGCGCACATTGGCGCTACCAGAGATCGCCACACATGTGCGCCGGTTCATACGATATGCCGACGAGAACCCCGGTGTGCTGTTTCAGGTAACGCCGATCGGCTGCGGGCTGGCTGGATACACTCGTGAACAGATCGCTCCGATGTTCTTCGGCGCCCCACCCAACTGCGACTTTCGCGACGAGCATAACCGCGACTGGCGCCCCGCAAAGGACACTGACGATGGCGAGTGAGGCTGAACTGTTGGCATGCGAACATGATCTTGAAAGGGCAATCCGTCAATTTCGCCATTGCCTCCCCGGCTGGTGGTTCAGCGTAGGCGAGTGCGACATATCCTGTGACGCCTCAATCGCGCCTATGAAGGCCAGCCCCGATATCGCACTGATCCCGCATGACCGGCGATTTGATGATGGTTTCCACGTTGATCTGCCGCAACCCGCGACTTTAGCTGATGCTCTGCGCGAAGCGGTAATCGATGCTCAATGCGCTCTATTTGATGCCCGCGCCCGAGCCGCCACCATGGGAGGCAGCGATGATTGAGGTGAGGCAGGAGGATCACGAACAGGCTGCCCGCTACTATTGCGCTCATCCATTCGGCGGGACCAGAGACGCGGAACTGACAAGGCTGCTTAAGCGGGCACATGCAGAAGATATTGACGCGCTGTCTTATCTCTTCGCCGCTCACCGCCAGCAGGCCGAGGATGCGATGCGGGAGCGTGTAGACGACCTGAGATTGGCGGCGAAGCGTGTTGATCGAAAATATGGCCACTACGAGGACGGCGAACCTTGCGATTGGTCGGAGTGGCAGGATTTGCGCACCGCCATCCGCGGCATCGACGCCGGTGGGGAGGATCAGGCGGATCCTTCAGGATAACTGAAGCTATCCGCCAACCCCTCGACCCAATCCAGATACTGATATGCCACCACCTGCTGGGTGAACGTTGGGCTGACCTTCTTGGAGGTGCCGCCCGCGTCCACCCAAACGGACCACTGGCCGTCATGCAGTTTGACATAAGCCCGACCGCCTGCCGGGATCTCCGGCGGTAGCTTGCCTAGCAGGCGGTCCAGCTTGCTCACTTGATACCCAAGACCTTCAGCAGCAGCGAGCCGATCGTTTCGGCTTTCTTGCTGACGGTCGAATTGAACACGTCCTGCACGAACGCGCGGCCGATGTCCTCGACCTCCTTCAGGCCCTTGGTGATGCCACCAGCCTTGAGGGCATCAACCAGCAGCGGCAGTGTGTTGACGACAACCGCTTCGAACTTCTCGGGACCGCTGAGCGTGCTGCTGGTGAGCGCTTTGATGTCCGCAGCTACCGCAGCGCCGACTTCGGTGTTCTTGAGGGCTGCAATGGCCTTCTGCGCGTCCGTCAGCTCGATGACGACGGCGATGTTCTTCTTGCTGAAGATGCCTGCGATTTTCTTGAAGATGCTCATGCTCTTTACTCCTTGGGTGTCGTGACGTTGATATCGCCGCTGTCGGTAGATGCGGCTGGTGCGCGCTGCGTCGGAATGCGCAAGATGCCAATCAAGCCGCCGGTGATGGTGCCCAGACCGAAGACTTCAGCTTTGCCTAGCAACTCCGGCACCATAGCCGCAGCGATGATTGCAATGGCGAACACTAGGGCCAGTGTGAACAGGGTGGCCAGATAGGCGATAAGCTGTTCGTGGGCGCTCATGATCGATACACAGCTGCTTCAGCCGCACGGCGCCGCGTCAGGCCCGCCAGCACCTTGCCACTGGCCTTGTTCCAACGGGCAAACTCAGCGGCAGCACCGGCGTAGTCCCCAGCCTTGTGCTTCTTGATGAGCGTGGACGATGCGAGCGCACCTGTCCCAATATTGTACGCCATTGAGATAAGCGCGCCGCGCTGACTGTCCGTTGCAGGAGCGCCGCCAAGCGCCTTCACTACCCCCGCCTCATAACCCACCAGATCAGTCGCTAGACGCCCGTCAGCTTGCGCCTGCGTCCATACCACGCCGCGGCGGATGCCGGGACCGGTTGCGCCCCAACCGATGGTCCAGGGATCGCCGCCACTGCCGGGGTCGGGATAAGCCTTCAGGCGGCAACCTTCGAAGTTCTTGATAAGCTCAGCGGCTATCTTGATCGCGCTCACGGCTTCCCCTTCTGCGCCTGCCACAGACGCCCTTGTTCGACGGCCAGCTTGTTGTTGCGCGCATGCTTACGATCGCGCCACGTGCGGCCGACGAGGAACATGATGGCGCCGACAGTCAGCAGCGTGACGGCCCAGCCTTCAAACGGATTGTTATTCTTGTAAAGGATAACGGGCACGGTCAGGAAGGATCCGGTCCCCATCATGCCAAGCCCGTAGCGCTCGGTCACGTTCGCCATTTCTCGGAACTGTGCCAGCTTGTAGATCACCACGACGGTCAGCATGACCCGCCCTACCGTGTTCACGATGTCGAAGACACTCATGCCTCGCCCTTTCCGCCAAAGAATGCTTTGGCCTTCTGGATGGCGAAAGGCATCAGGATATTCCAGCCGGTGCCGCCGCT